AGTGGCACCTGCTGTTGTTCCTCCAGTTGTAAATGCAGCACCAAGTCCCGGCATAAAAAACAGTGCTGCTAATAGTAACAATCCTGTAATTAGTTTTCCTAATCCTTTGCCAGAACCAGCAGGTACTGGAGTAATGATAACTTCATCTCTTGCTACATTTAAGTACAGTTCTGGAAATTCTTCAATAAGAGTATCTCCACTTTGTATAGAAAATTCAATATTTTTATTATGACAATCAACAAGATATTCTTTTAAACCCTCTACTTGCACATCAATACATTTCATTATGTCACGAATATTCGTATCGACGCACTCCCACTCAGAGCCAAATTTTTCTCCCATTTCTCCCATTAATTTAATGTGGGTCATAAATAAATTCTCCTTTCTCTGGGTACGATACAATTAAGTATGGTACGCCAAGACTTTTACATACATTCTTATCATGCTCACTTGGATAACAATCTGAGCCGTAGTGACTATGGACTACATATTTTATTTTTGAAATAATCGAGTATCGAACCCATTGTTTTGGGTCTATTGCAAAGTGATCATTTTCAGAACTTTGATTTTCCAGAGGAATATATTTCAATTCATTCTCGATTTCAACAACAAGTCCACAAGCTTCTTTTGGACTTTCTTCTTCTACTTGCTTATATATTTCAGGTAAAAGTTTATCTAAATTTTCTTGCACCAGGAAAGCCTCCAAAAGGTAAAGGTTTTTGACTATTTTTTGATGTACTGCCTGTTGAAGCAGAGGCTGTACTTATTGGATTATATCCAAACCTACATGCACATGAAGTTAGTCTTTTACCACATGAATCTCCTCTTTCCCAATAACTATTAAATCCGGGGGCAGTATTCGCTCCTGTTGTTTGTGTACGAGTTGCTTTCCATAAGTGTGTTTTCCCACCGCTTGTATATGCTACATAGTCATTATATCTATCTTCTGTATAAGCATAGTAGTTTGTACTTGCACTATATGTGCCATGTACTCTTATTCTATCAAAATTTCCATTTGTATCTGAAGGAGTTCCAGGACTACTTGCACTCGTTGTTGCCTGCCAATAATTATTAATTGTTCCTCCGTTTGCGGCTGTATCTGCAGTGCCGTCTGCTTTTAGTCTTTGTACACCCGTAGTTGCTAGTGTAGTTGTAGTTTTATAATAGGAATCTTTTGTAACTGCTCCGCTTGTATAAGTGGTAAAGCTAGTGGAAGAAGGAATTACATATTCATCATCTTGTGTTACATAAATAGTATGAGTAACATCTGTTCCGCTTCCATTTGTCATTATAAGTTTTGATTCTTCTGACCAAGTACACCCACCATTATCTGTACTATTATTTATTTTATTTGGAGAAGCTCCTTGGTAGACCCATGAACATGCATTATTACCAATAACACGATATGGAAGCACTAATCCTTCAACATCAAAAGGTGTTGTAAGTTCAAAAGATATTTCTATTGCGCTTTCTTGTTCTATTCTATCAATTATAAAGATTTGTCGTGGAAACTCTACTGGAGTATTTCCTGAGCCTGTATCAGCTGAACCATCTTTTAAATACTTACGTAAAGTTTTTCTTCTATAAAGTTTCTTTCCTATTAGATCATCAGGTTCTAAACTTCCAAGTGCATCTCCAAAAGTACTTAATATATTTGCAAAAGTAATAACGGGTCTTGCTGCTGCTCCTTTACTTTTTACTTCGAATCCTTCTGCCTGCACAGGAATGGCATCATATGTATTTAATTGACTATTGTTATCATAGTCATACATTTGTACGTTTGATAAATCTATATCTTCTCCCCGAGTAAAGTATGCTCGACTTGAGCCATCTGCATCAAGGGCAAGCTCATATAGAATTACTAAACCAGATTCTTCTTCAAGAGATTGTAGCTCTTTGATTGCAATTTTTTCCGTCATGCTTCGTAAACTCTCTTAAATGTTGCTGTCAAACTATAAAAATTATCATATGCCCAAGTTTGATTCCATTGAGCACAAGTACATTTTATAGTTTCTGTGCTTGATCCTGCATTGCTATCTTCAAGATCAAATCTAAATTTAGTAACTCCTCCTAAAGATTCAAAGAAAGCTACGAGATCGTCTATTTCTGCTTTTGGTCGAGTAGAAAAACTTACACTTATAGTCTGTTCTAAATTATTAATTCCGTCTGCTAATCTTTGTTCATATCCATCCCCAAATGTAATAGTATGTACTTTTGGCTTACTAGCACGTTTTAATCCTTTATCTGGTTGTACAGGTGCACTGAAGCCTGTAATATTTGATCCATCATTTTGCATTATTCCAAAAGCCATTTATTAACCCCCACCTAATACGCCGCCTGGACGTTTTTCTCTTTGCAATGTTTCCATAACTGCTGCTTGTATTGACATACCGAGTGCGTGTGCTTGCTCTGCGTTTCCTGTACTACTTGCATTTCCGCCTGCATCTATATTAATTGTTACATTATTTTGTCCTGCTCCGCTACCCATCATTTCTACAGGAATTCTTCTTCCGTCTGGTAAAGGTACTACGGCTTCATTATATCTTCCTTCTCCAACCATTATTGTCGGAGAAGTTGCAATTCCACCAGTTCCAAAACGTTTTTGGCCTACTGCAGTATATCCTCCAGAAGCCATTCCTCGAACAGGGATAATACCTCCCTGTGCAAATCCTAAAAAGCCTGTTACTGAAGCTGCCATTTTCATTGCAGCTATTTTTGCCATTTCTTGTAGTACTAAAGTTGCTAAAGATTTAAAAGCATCTTTTGCACTTGCAGAACCAGTTGCTATATCTTCAAACATTTTTTGTATTCCTTGTGAGAAGGTATTTTGTAGTTTTCCAGCAAGTGATACTGAATGTGTATAGGCTTTTTCTTGTTCCTGTGCTACAGCTAGCTGTTTCTTTGCCATGTTAAATTGATGTTCATCTTCGATACTCATTTGCTTATTTAGTGCTAACTCATTTACTTTATTCTGTGCTTTTTCTCTTGCTATTCTTAAATCTTCTTTTTTTATATCTTCTTTTGCAAAAGTAGCTGCAGCTCCTGTTTTATATGCATTTGTTGCTCCTGCTAGCTTATTATCAAGGGCGTCCGTTTCTAACTGTCTTCGAGTATCTATTACTCCTTTTAAGCCTACTGCAAATCTATCCAGTGCTGCTGTCATATCGTCTAGTGATGTTCCTTCTGCTCTTGCTCCAAATACAGATTCATATATTTTTTGAACAACGCTTTCTTTATTATCACCTGTAAGTTTTATTGTTTGATCTAAATTGTTATAACTTGAAAGAAGTTCATCTAATGGATTTCGTTTACTAATTTTACCATATTGCTGTACAAATCCTGAAATAGTATTATTTATTTGTTTAAAAGCAGTATTTTGTGCGCCTGCCTTAGTAGTTACATTTTTAAGTCCATCTGTTAGTTTTTCTGTAGATATTTCGCCTTTTTCATACTGGCTAAATAAATCGGCAATTGTTGGGTTTATTCCTCCTAAATCTTTTCCATATTGAATTAAAGCACTTCGTTGTTTTTCTAGTTGTTCAGCGGTAAATGCATTCTCTCCTTCTCTGCTTTCCATTCCTTGAAGTCTTGCGGCTTGTCCTGCAATTCCTGAACTTGCTATAGTTGCTACATTTGCTTCGAATACTTGTCCTGCGGTTTGATCAAGTCCTTCTCTAGCAGATATCATTTCTTTGAACTCAGTATGTAGACTTTTTAATTTTTCTTGAGCAGATTCAAATTGATCTGCAAGTATTGAACCGGGTCTTTCTTTTTTTGCTTTATGTGCCATTTGTCCAATCATACCTTCTCCAGATTCAAGCTGTGATTCAATACTGGATGCGATTCCTTCTAGTTTATCTTGTGCAGATTCTCCGCCTGCTTTTAAAAAATTACCTATAAGTGGAATTCCACTTAAAAAGTTTGCTAATTTTGCAATACCATTTCCTACCATTCGTATTGCGGATGCAAATCCTGCCATTACTTTATCAAAGTTTGCTGTTAAGGCTTTCAAACCATCCATTGCTAGTTGTATAAAACCAAAAATAGCTACAGCTCTAAATGCTAAATTAACAGCTCCTGCCGCACCTTTTGCAGCTAGTGCCATTCCTTTAAATGCTAATTTAACTCCTACTGCTGCTGATTGAAATGTCATTTTAATTCCAATCCCTACTTGCTTCATTCTAGTTCTAATAGTTACGCCAGTTCTACTACTTTCGATTTCCATTTGTTTCAATGAAGTTTTAAAGCTACGAACTCGTTTAATATCTTCCCCTGCAAAAATACCTGTTGTTATTTTTCCATGTTTTTTGTATTCTGCTTCTGCTTTTCTCAAAGCTCCTTTTAAACCACTCATTTGTTGTCGGGTCAAATTTTCCCCTTTCTTTAAAGCATTCATACCTGAGGATTTTAAAGCTGCAGCACTGTCAAAAGCTCCAGCCATATTTCTAGTTGCTTTTGTTCCTGCACCTTGTCTTAAACTTTGTAATTCTGCGCTCTTTGCTTTTAATCCTTCTACACTGGATCCCATCCCTGCAGCAAATTTTCCTATTCTACTATTGTCTATTTTTGCAGAGAGTTCATCAAATGCTGGAAGCACTGATTTTAAAAGTGTAGAGGCAAAAATAGCAAGTACTGCTACTGCGGATTTTATATTTTCAGTAAAGAATCCTGCAAGTACTTCTGCAATTGGAGTGATAAATTCCATTGCTTTATCTTTTAAATCAATAAAAGTTGCAATTAATTTATTAAATTGGTTAACGGGAACAGCATCTCCTACTGCTCCATATTTTTCTTCTGATTGAGTTAAAACTTCATTTAAAACTGCTTGTGATTTTTCAAAAGTGGTTAAATCTTTTACAGATTTACCTATTGCTTGTGCATACTTTTTTGTAGCAGGTTCTAATCGTAGAATAATACCCAATTCATCGAGTAGTTCTGGTTCAGCTTTTGTAACACCTCGAACAAGACGATTAAAAGAATCTTCAAAATCTCTACCGAGTGCGGTTGATGCTCCTCTTGCTGCTGTTGCGATTGCTCCCATTTGATCTTCACTAAATCCAGCTGCTAACATTATCTGTGAAGATTGTGCTGCTTGTCTGAAGTCTAACTGATGCCCTGTTGCTTCTTGTAAATTTTTTGATAAACTTTTTACCATAACTCCAGAATTAGCAGCAAATGCTCTCATACCTTCGTTTAATACACGAAAGTCTGCGGCTTGTTGCAATCCTCTGAATACAGCTCCTAATGCAAACATTTGGGCAGCTAAAGTAGCATACGCAGGCACAAGACCGCCACTGACTCCTTGAGCCATTTTTGAAAAGTTTTTTGTGGTATTGGAAGATGCTTGAGCAGCACCTTTTAAGCGTCTATCAACGGTATGGGCAGATTTACCTGTATTGTCTAACTGCTTACCTAAAGCTTTTGCTTGTTTTTTAGTAAGAGTTAATTCTTTACCATCAACGTTGATTTTTATTTTGACTTCGTTTTTTGCCATTATCTTTTCTTAATATTTGCTGAGGATATGTGAGTATTCTTTCCTTTGTTCTCACGAGCTTTTCTTTGTCGCTCTAAATCCTTATTCAATTTCATTGCGTATCTTGCTTCTATATTCTTCAAAAAATAAGTAACTGTTTGCTTATCGTCTACTTTCCAGACATCTAGTAAAGTTCCTAAAGCAGCTAAATCCTTTCCGAAATACGATCCACTCATTCCATCCCATCTATCGGGTAAAAGATCGTGTAATAAAAAAGCCACCTGAACTTCAAAGGGAAAGTCCCCACGAGTTGGTGGCATTTCGTTCGGGTCAGGATCTATACCTTTTTGTTCACATATATCTAAGTATACGTCTAAAGATATTTGACCGTCTCTGTATGTTTCATCAAGTAGTTCTAAAACTTTTTCTACTTGACTCGAGTAAAATTTTCTAAATCACCTGTTACTTCTGTAACCCAAGTGTCGAAATCTGCTGCATTCTTCATGAGAGTTTCGGCATTTTCTTGAGAAAATAAAAGTTCATCTTCGGGATCA